TTCTCAAAATTAATTCGCATTATAAACTAAGTGCCTCGTGATATAACTCATCAACTAAACTTTTTACTTTGCCTTTATCGACATTCGTCTCAAGAGAGTCAATGTATTGTGATAATATTTCTGTTGTGTCTTTTGTTTCATCAAGTATTTCATCAACACCTTCTGCATCCAAATTCATATGATCGTCAACTGCTCGAACATCGACTGCTCCGCATTCTGACATACGACTCATAAACATATCATAAAGATAAGCATTAGTTCTATTTTGAACAATTACTTTAACATAGGTATCTTTATATTGGTCAACATCGTATTGTGCAACAGTATCAACTGTCCATTCAGCATCATCATAAAATACTTTATAAAATACACGATTTGGATTTTCAATTTTTGTCATCTCTCGAGTTTCGGTATCAAATACATGGAAACCTCGACTACCTTTGTAATCTGACCAAGTCATTTCGTATGGTGCACCAAGGTACTCGACATTGCCATATCTTGAAGGATGGTGAAAATGACCAGAGAACGCAGATTCAAAATTCTTAAATACGTTCATATCAAGTCCATGAGTACATAAAGCACCTTTCATCATCTCGAAACCTTTTACTTCCAAATGACCCATAAGTATATGAGCATCAGATTCAGATACGAATTTTAGATTCTCTTCTGCATTTTCTTTATTAATCCAAGGAAGCATACAGAATTTAGTTGAACCAATCTCAAGATGTTTTGCTTTGTCTTGATACAAGTTAAATTGTGGATATTCCTTTGTTAGAAGATTCATACTATTGACTTCATTACTATTTACGTAATAGGTATCATGGTTTCCAATAAGAGCATGGAAATCTATATTACGCTTTGCTAAATTGTCAAATAAAAATTCTTTACCTTTCTGTAGAGATACATAATTTATATATTTCCGTCTATCAAATGTATCTCCAAGGTCGAACACAGTTGTAATGTTGTGTTCATCAATATACGGAAAGAATACTTCTTCAAAAAATTTTCTTTGGACTTCGTGGAATACTTTACTATCACCACGAGCACCGATGTGAATATCGGTAACGATCGCAATCTTCATGTTAATCCTCGGCAGCTACTTCTGCAGCCACTTCTTGTCCTCTCAACTCAACTTGATTAATTGTTGATTGAGCAGATTGTAAATATGCCATAAGCTTATTTCGTTGTTTTGTAATTTTATCTTTCTTTGTTCTTGCACGATCCCACTTGAGTCGAGATACTTTATCTTTATATACAACTCCATATAAGTGGTCAAATTCATGTAAGAAACATCTTGCGGTATAACCTTCAAAAGAACCACTCTGTTCCTTAAGTTCTTCATCATACCATTTTGCTTCAACTTGTTTAGGCCTTGCTAATCGAATAAACATATCTGGATAACTTAAACAACCTTCAACGTCCAATTCAGTTTCTTCTGATACTGAAATAACTTCAGGATTGATAAACATCATGCAGTTTTCTTTATTCTCTCCAATAATAAACAACTTATGGTCAAGGCCAACTTGACAAGCAGACAGACCTAGACCTCTTTTGGAAACCATCAGCTCTGTCATTTGTTCTTTTAATTCTTTTGGGTCAAATCCCGGATTCTTCAAATCAACATCAGCTAATTCTTTTTGTAAGATTGGGTCTGTACTTTTTACTAAATTCATAATTTACCTTCTTCTCTCATTTGTTCGCGAATTTTGGTTGCAGAGATTTTATGTACATCTTCACCAAGATCGTGTTCTGTAAATGTATAACCTACTCCACGACCGTAACTGATGTCGACGATATTAGGAACGGCCATAATCATATATTCGCGACCTTCTTCATAGCCCGCATCACCAAGACCTTTCTTAATACCGTCAATGACAGCAATCTCTCCAAAAGGATTATCGGTTTGAGCAACAGTGCGTCCTGCACCAGCATCACCTTCAAATCCATATACTTCACGTACCATTATAACAACTTGTCCCGTCAATGTCAAGGCCTTTTCAAATAATTTTGTATGACCTTCATGCCAAGGTTGCCATCTTCCCAACATTTGAACTGTTGGTTTCTTAAAATCGAATGCGTTCTCCATGTCAAACATTTTACTTAACTCCATATTTTATATACTTATACCATAATCTTTCATGACCATAATACAAGAAAAACTTTATCACCAAATCAGCAAAGAATACTGCGCCTACTGCTTTTTGAGGTAAACCAAAATATAATGCAATGAGAGCGGTAACTGTCGATGCGATGATTCTCCATGTCACTGCTTTTGCCAAATGACGTTTCTTTTCTAACTCTGCCATTGTCTAAAAGCCTTTTCTAGAATTGGTTCAATTTTCAATTCTTCATTTGGACGAAATGCATCGACTATATAATCAATACTATCAGGATGAGGAGCTTCAAATACTTTATTCGTATCTTCAAATCTACCTTCCTCAATAGTATTCATCCAAATAATATAATCAGGTTCAAACTCATCTCTTGCCTTTTGAAAAGGACAAACGAAATCAGTAATCGCAATCTTACCTGCCATACTTACTCCGTCTGCGAGATGTCTCATACGAGCTGCTTGCCTCATTCGGCCTTCAGTGCTGAAATCCCAATCATTATATTTTTCTCTTACTGCGTCTGCGTTAATCCAGACACCTTCAACCTGCTCTGCGAGCGGTTTTGATAACGTGCTCTTACCACTACCTGGTAATCCAAATACTAATACTTTCATTACGTCCTTATTATTTTTTCTTTAGTTTATTTTCGAAGTCATCAATGAATTCGTTAATATAGTCAGGTAGCTGATTGCCAGTTACCTCTTGTCCCATAGAATCAAATACTTCATTGTCATGCATTTGTCTTTGGGATGCTTTGAACTTGATATACATTTGCTTTTTCTCTTTAGAGATCCTTCTTAGGAATGCATACCAAATGATTTGAGTAAAATAGGCAAATGGGTTTTGAGATTTTTCTGGATTAAAGTTATGTATATATTGTAGGCAGTTTTCAATTCCGTCTGAAATCATTTCTTCCTTATACATATAACCGCTGAAGTTTGGTCTTGTTGCCAATCTTTGTGCAATCATCATAATACATTTACCGATATAATCGGGTACTTGTGGATTAGTTTCTCCACATTCTTCTGCCTCAGCGCATCTATCTCTATAATCAATTAATGCGGCAAGGAGATCTTTGTTGTTTACGTAATTTCTTTTCTTAGCCATTTCAAGCTAGTCTCCTTGTATTAAAATAGTAGTTATTATAATCTATATTTGCTGTTTTGTCAATAGACAATGTACAAATATGAAATTAATTAAACTTTTTTCATTTTTTCTATTGACAAGTCTCCGAACTCCTTGTATAATAAGTCTATCGGCTTTAAGGTATATCTAAGTTAAATGTCAATTGTAAATATTTTAAATGGAAATTCCTCAGTCGAGTAAATCTCAATTCTCTGTTTAAAGTGTTTGAGAGTATAATTTTCAAAACTCCCCACCGATAAATCATCAGCGATATCATAGAGGACCGCATTCTGCGAGTCCTCCGCTTTACGCAAACTCCTACCGATTGATTGTAATACTTTAATCTCCGATTTACTCGAAGAGGCAAAGATTACATTGTCGAGCCTACGTATATTAACACCGGTACTAAATACTCCGTATGAGGCAAGAATATCATGTTTCTTGTCAGGATCATTTTCAACCAAATGTCGAATTCTTTCACGTTCTTCTCCTTTTGTTGCACCGTATATAAAATGTAACTCACGTCCTTCTTTTTCTAATAAAGGAGCAAGGATCTTACCATGTTTCTCAACCAAGTCAAATAGAATCAGATTATTTTGGTCTTTAAGAGAATGAACGAGATTACGAATAAAATTGTTTCTCTTTTCATGGTTAACAATAAATTCTCTTTCAGCAGGCCATTTACGAACTGATTCCTTTACACTTGCCATTGCTTTCTTAAAGTTTTGTTTTGCTTCGTTACTATGATTCAATACAATTGCCTTAACTTCAAAGTTAGCAACGGTACCTTCGTCCATAAGTTTCTTTGTTGATATAACCTTCTTAACTTCTCCAAAGCAACCTTCTAATACTAACCTATGTGTTTTGCTTTCTGAAGATTTGAGTGTACCTGTAAATCCATGACGGAATTGACAGTCTTCAAGGTTATGCATAATTTTTGTTAATGACTTTGCTTGAAAGGTATGAGCTTCATCTCCCATCACACAACCAAATTGACGGAACCAATCCTTGGGCTGTTTAATTAAAGATTGCCATGTAGAGATAACAATAGGAGCTTTAGTGTTTTTATCTACTCCGCCTTGAATTGTGTATATTTCATCTTCACAACCATAATCTACAAAGTCACCTGACATTTGATGTACTAATGAAATGGTCGGAACAATAATCAATGTTCGTAAACCAAATGTTTGATAATAGTGCTGCTGAATTAAATAAATGATTAACGACTTACCTGATGAAGTCGGAGATAGTGATAAAGACCTACGATTCTTTAACGCATTTTCAATATAATCTATCTGATAATCACGAGGCTTGAACTTACAACTAATAGATTCCGCAAGTTCTTCAACATAACCTTTTTCAATAATTTCCTTTTCACCAATTTCAGATGGAGCATCTAATATATAATCGCGCTGTTCGCAAAACTTTTGTAAGTGAGGATATAAACCAACATATAGAACAGGTCGCATAGGTTGAAACAAACGAATTGTACCATCCCATACTCTTGCTTTATATTTTGGACTGAATTGATAACCTTCAGGTTTGAAAGCAAAGAACTCAGATAATTCAGACTTCATACCCGCATCTGCTTTGATACGCATATATACCGAATTAATATATTCTACTTCTATTCGTTCACTCATAATTTAAGTGCCAAGACCACCAGGATTGCTGTTAATAATATGTTAGTGAAAAAGATACCTATTGCTAAAATAGTATGATACCAAATCCATCTTGTCTTATAAGCATTTTCAATGGTGACCTCGTTTGGGTCAACATCATCTGCCATCATATCAATTACTTTAGGTTCAGGTTTTATCTCATCTTCCTGCTTCCACGCCCATTCCATAAATTTATTGTACATTAATAATCTCCGGATTGGAATTTTAGAATATCAATCATATTCTTAATTACAAAATTCCTACTGTGTATTGTTTTAATTATATCTTCAAGATAGTTTGCATTTGCGCTATGGAAATCAATTGTAAGACTTAACTTAATAATATCTTTATCTGCTTGAATGTATTTGTCTAAATCGTTTCTCAATACTTTTAACTGAAACGGCTTCCAACCTTTTTCCTTTAAAGTTAACTCATCCATTGAGCCGTCGTAATAATTACGCTTCTCCATTTCAAGTTCTTTATATTCGGCTTTAAGTTTCTTTACACGTAAGACTTCTCTATAATAAAGATTATAGTACTTACTATGAAGTTGGGGAATTCTTTTACTTTCACCGACCAAGTTCGTTTCATCAATTGGTGAGTCTTGCGCCCAAATGGCCGCTATATCATTTGTGTCCATAATCTATCTCAAACTATTAATTACATATCTATTATACACTATTTGTATATAAATGTCAATAGTTATTTACAGTTGTTGCATTGTAAATGTATCGTATCTCATTGTGACCGAACATGTTGCATAAGAAACATCTTGAACATTTACGTCAAGATTAATTGCTCCTAACGATGTAGGGAAACTATCTTTAAATGTAAACTGCACATGTGGATTTTTATGAGAATTAGTAATCGTTAATATAATATCTGATTTAAATCCATTCGCAGCAAGTAAGCTTTTTGTTTGGTTGGTTGATTCTGGACCAGAAATACCTTCCATCCAATTAAGCACTTCTTTATAATTATTCATATTTTCATCAACGATAAATGTTAATTCTAAATCAGTATATGAAATGTTCTGTGGTACTTCGTAAAAAGGATTCGTTGGAGAACTTAGTTCTATTGCCGAAGCGGTTAAACTTGGAACGGCTGCCTTTTGCGTAAAAAACTCAACGTGAGGTAACCTCTGAATACTAACGGAGAAGTTTGTCGGAGATAAGTAATTATTAATTATTTCTGTCATGTACTATTTCCTATAAATAGATTTATCAATTGTTAACTATACTATTTATTAGATTGGACTAAATCATGCAAAACATTCACGACCTTGATACAGCTGGGCTGACAATTCAAGAAATCTCAACATTACATAATCAAATCATACTTGGAAAAGACTACGATTGGTGGTCTGAAATACAAGCAGGTGGTACTGTCGTCGACATTGGAGCAAACATTGGATTATTTTCAAAGAAAGCTTTAGAGGCAGGTGCAGGCAAAGTCTTAATGATTGAACCTAACAGACGATTACTTAAAGCTGCGATTAAAAATGTATCTGACCACATAATTGATACACCACCTGAGCAAGTCAAAGTTAAAGCAATCAATGCTGCGATTGGAAAGGATGTAGATAGACAAACAATTTACAAATCGCAAACGATGATTGAAGGTGAAGAACCGAGAGTTATGACTCTTGCTGAAATCACTTATTGGAATAATTTAGAGTTTATTGATTATTTAAAGATAGACGCTTGGGGAGCAGAATATAATATCTTATGTCCTGATATATTACCTTTCTGTATGGACCGAACACGATTCATTGCGATTCGTTGTTATATGGATAAACGATATAATACGAAAAAGATCTTTGAGAAATGGAGAGAAGAAATTTTAACTCCACTTAAGAATAGGTTACTATTTAAAGATGAAGCTTTGAGAGAAAAGATTTGGTATGATGATTGGGAAGATCACCTTCCAAATACATTTATGATATATGTTAAGAATTGGTAATAAACAACATAAAGGAACACCACTTACTAAAGTCTCCTTTATTTAAAAACTCATCGTCGTAAGCTTTTTCTCTATCTTCATGTTCGAGGAATCTTACTTGATTAACATCAAATTCTCTTAATAGACCATCGCGAAATTTTTGCCATTGTTTAACACAACCGCTGTATGCGTTTAAATGAAACTCGCAAGCAATATGTTTTACGTTGTTTTTCAAATACGGAAGATTCATTTCAGTAAAGATACCATACTCTCCACCTTCACAATCAATTTTTAAATAATCTATCTTTGGGATATCGTAATCAACTACAAGATCCAAGAAAGACATCTTTTTATAATCTTTATGGTCTGAATAGACATTCGCAAAATGATTTGCTGTTGAACCAATCCCAGCCTCAATAGGTAAGACAGGAACCTTTCCGTGGTCAATAAAATAATCCGATATGTTTCTTATAAGCGTTTTGAGATGAGGGCGAGAAGGCTCAACGGCAATGATACGATTAGCACCACGATCCAAAGCGTGACATACAAAAAAGCCAACACAAGCACCAATATCAACAACAGTATCACCAAGCTCAACGTCACGCCACCATTGATAATCTTTTCTATAAAAGAATTCATGATATAAAGTTTGAACATCCGTTAACGGAAGTCCTTCAGTTAATAAGTTTAAGTTTAAATGTTTCTTTTCCATAATCTACCAATTGTGTATGACATTTGCCATAATAAAGAAGCAGGTTAAAAAGTTAACCCCCACAATAAGAGTCCGAAGCAAAGCCACATAATTATCATAGGGTTCGGTCTTTTCATCAGAGAACCCTCCTAATGCATACTTCCATATTGTCCATATATTTTTCATTCGTAATCATTACCAACATATTCAAAAAATCCATTAGGACCCACTCTATATGTTGACCCAGGTTTCAAATCAAGTTCGTCAACAACCAAGAACTTATCATCAGGATCTGATTCTTTAAGAATTCTAAATCCATCAGGGAACTGCTGTACTAACGTATTTTTAATTTGTGTAAATTTTCCGTCTACCATTTTATATATTCTCCAAGTCTGTATTAAATTGTTCAGTAGGTGTTGTCTTAGTCCAAAAGCTCAAAGTTTTATTTGTTTCTTCAATCTGTTTCTTTAACTTTACAATTTCGTCTTTTGTAAGGTTAATGATACTTAATGCGAGCAATCTGTTTGTGTCACCTCCTAGTGCAGATGTCTCTTGCATTATTTGTTTAACGACCTGTGCCTTTGTATTGTCTTTCATTACAATACGACTATCAATAAACGCTTGAATAAACTCCATCTTAACTTTAAGCCATCGAACCTCTTCAGTATACTTTGCTACTTCAGCGTCAATTCTCTGCTGTAGTATCCCAAGGCGGTAGTCACAAAAGTCCTTTAGAAGTGTTTTTGCATCCGCATATTCTCGGAGTTTGCCGTCAAAATCAATAACTGTGATGTTTTGCGAATATGGCTTGGATAACTTAAACTTAGAAATAAGCTTAGCATCATTCCATTTAGAGGAAGCTAATTTGAGTTTAACCTCAAACCTAAATCCATTCTTATCGCAAAGATCGTCGTAAGATACAATATCTCCATCTTCTTCCAACTTATCAAGTACCTTAACATATCCTTCTCGGTCAAAGCCGTATGGTACTTCTGTGATGGAGACTAAGGTTTTACCCTGTCGTTTAAAAGTACCATACGAAACATACTTGGTGGGATCTTCAGTACTCTGCTCAACCTCTCCTGTGTAATCCGGAAACTTGACTCGGATTGGAGTTCGTATTGCATTGTTATTAATATACTGAAGACAAGCCTTAGCAAGATCTTGAGGATCGTGCGGAAGAATGTTTGTAGCAAATCCTGTCGCAATACCTTTTGTTCCATTTACAAGTACCATAGGAATGATAGGTAAATAGAATTGAGGTGGTTCGTGCTCAGGATCTTCATGCGCCGGACTCAAATCAATATCTTTAATATATTTGTTAAAATTGTCAGAGAGTCGAGAATAAACATAACGAGGAGCACCTGCTTCCTGAACAAGTCGAGTACCAAATGAACCGCGACCTTCAATTAAGCAAATGTTGTTATTCCAAGTTGCTGCCATTAATTGACCTGCGCCTGCCGCAGATGCTTCACCATGATTATAACCATAATCTGATATAATACCTGAGACTGCAGATACCTTTTTAAAATCCTTTTTACTATTTAAGATTGAAGAATACAGATAGAACCTTTGAACAGGTTTGAGTCCATCAATCATATTTGGAATAGCGCGAGATTCAACGGTATACATTGCGAATGATTTCCATTCGTTAGCTGCTACCTTTGAAATAGGATACTCTGTTCCTAAATTGTTTTCACTAATGTAAGCTGTTAAATCACTCATGCGAACATATACTCCTTTCTTAAATTGCTGTCCTTACCAAACATCATTTGAAATACTGATGCATCATCAACTGTGACTACATCATACTTCGGACAATTAATAATAGTACTATACTCATCTTCGGTTAATGAACCTAGACCTTTAATGTATCTGTGCTTATATGTAGATTGCTTA